AAGGGTAGACCTACCAGAAAAGCGTTAGCGTTAAAAAAATGGGGGTTTAGATCAGCAGAAAGCGCAAGGAATTTTGCTAATAAAAATAAGGCATAATTATGAATATAGATGAATTAAAAGAACGTATAAAAAAACATGAAGGTTTTGTACCAAGAATGTATAAAGATAGTCTAGGTTTTGCCACAATCGGATATGGCCACCTAGTAACAAAAGATGATCCTTATGTAGAAGGTAAAGAATATACTAAAGAAGAATTGAGTGAACAATTTGATAAGGATTTTGACGAAGCAAAAAAGAATGCAGACATACTTATACTACATGATAACGGAATAACAGATATTGTAGATGATGCGAAATGTGTTCTAATTGAGATGGTGTTCCAACTAGGTATAGGTGGTGTATCTAAATTTAAAAAGATGTGGGAAGCATTAAAAAAACAAGATTATGGTGAAGCATCATTTCAAATGATGGATAGTAGATGGGCTAAACAAACGCCATCACGTGCAAAATCTCTTTCTGAAATTATGCGAAGTTGCAAAGCATAGCTTTTTCTAGTATACATTGTAGTGTGTTAATTATAGAAGATATAATAACTAATTATGAGAACAAAAGTGAAACACCTGTTGTCAAAGATGTTGTTATCAAAGACGGTGTTGTAACTTTTGTAGATCCTAATGAGAAACTTAAACATCTAGAGGAGTGGATAGACGGTTCACCTGCTATAAACTATGAACAAACGCATACTGGTTATTAGTGATCTACATATACCTTACCATCACAAAGATAGTTTCGGATTTTTACGTGAGATTAAGAAAGAATATAAGCCAGACTTCGTGGTTAATATTGGTGATCTACTTGACTTCCATGCTATATCTATGCACTCTCACGATCCAGACTTATATTCTGCTGGTCACGAATTAGATAAATCAAAAGAATACATCAAACAATTAGAGAGTATATTTCCTCAAATGGTAGAGGTAGAGAGTAATCATAGTAGTTTAGTGTATAGACGTGCATTAAAGTTTGGTATGTCAAAACAATTCCTAAAAGATTATGGTGAGTTTCTAGGTACAAAGAAATGGAAATGGGTAGATGATCTTACTCTTACTATGTCAAATGGACAAAGATGTTTTTTTACACATGGTAGATCTGCGGATGTATTAAAGGTATCACAAACTATGGGTATGTCAGCAGTACAAGGCCATTATCATACAAAGTTTCTTGTATCTTGGTGGGCCAATCCAGACAATCTTTTCTTTGCTATGAATGTAGGATGTTTAATAAATCAGAAATCACAAAGTTTTGCATACGCTAAAAATTTTAAGACTAGATTTATACTAGGATCTGCAATGATAGTTGACGGTTATCCTAAACTACTTCCAATGGTTCTTAATAATAAAGGTAATTGGATAGGTAAATTAGTTTAAGCGTAACTAGATTTTTTAGTACCAAATTTAGGAAATGACTTTTTCTTTTTAGATTTAGCCATAGCATTCTTAATAGCGTTACTTCTTCTTGTTTCGTAACTAGACATCTTACCGTCTTTATTAAGATCCCCTTTGTTATGTGTTTTTCCGTGTGGCATATTACTCCTTTCTTAATAAACTATTACTACTTTACCATTACCACCAAGAGAATTTGCTCTTGTACTTCCATTAGTTCCTGCACCACCTGCCGCTATTCCAGTAGAATAATAAGTATTTGAAGTTTCTGGTGCTGTTGTTTGTGTACCAGTAGCGTGAGCAAAATTGCTTACATAAGATGAGTTGTAGTATGATGAACCTGCGGCACCACCTTGTGATGCGGCACTTTGTGATCCACCATCTCCACCACCACCGCCGTAGTAGCCACCACCACCACCTGCTGGTCGGCCATATCCAATATCTAGGTTTTGATTTCCACCTCTTGCTCTACCACCAATACCTGCTGAACCATCAGTAGGGCCGTTTCCGTGTCCACCAGAAGCCCCCGAACCTGCTGATCCACCTGCTGATCCCGAACCTCCAGTTGGAACAGTTCCTGAACCATTACCATTTTGACCAGATGAATAAGCGGCATCACCACCTTCATTACTGCTGTTTGGTTCTCCATTATGGTAGAAAGCACCACCACCTCCACCACCACCAGCTACTAATATTCTTGTTCCTGCTGGAGTATTAGAACCACCACCAATCGAAAGTTCAGAACGACCACCACCATGACCACCACAACCTTGGCCACCATTATTATCTGTACCAGCACCACCACCACCATATTGCATGATGTTAGTATTACCATTTGCTGAATTATTACCTTGTCCTACTAAAATACTAAAAGTAGTTCCTGCTGAATAGTTAGAAACTGTACCTGCAACGTAACCACCTGCACCACCATCTCCACCATTTCTAGCAGAACCATTAGATGAACCACCTTGACCACCTGCACCCCACATATAAATTAGGAATGAAGTTACTCCACTTGGAGGAGTAAATGTTTGGTTTGAACCAGTATAATTAAATGTTGCTATTGATGGTGTTAATATAAATGAAAATGCTCTATCAGCAGTTTTACCTCCTGCTGTTGCTCTTAAAGTAAAAGATATAGTTGTATTTGAAGTTACATCTGTTGGATCGCCAGAAATAACACCAGTTGAACTGTCTAAAGATAAACCTTGTAATGCACCCGATTGTAAAGAATAAGAAACTGTATCACCTTCTGGATCAGTTGCCGCTACTGTAAAATGGTTTCCTGTATCATTGGATGCTATTGTACCTAAACTTCCTGCATTTGTTGTCCAAGCAGGTGCATTATCTACACTAATTAATCCTGTTGCTGATATTCCTGCCATTCCACTAGCGGCAGTAACCTTAACTTTATAAGGTTCTTGTGCATTTAAAAAAGATGCTTTAGGTGCTACTGCTGTAATTTGTGTAGCACTATCTACTGTTGTTGTTGTTGCATCAAAACTTGCTGATGTACCAACAAAAGAAGCAGTATCTCCACTACTAAAACCCTCTCCAGTAATAACAATAGTTTGATTACCACCACCTGCACTATCAACTTCGCCATCATCAACACTTGTAACTACTGGTGTTGGTTGTAATGGTGCAAATACACCACTAGCATTTCTTCC